CTCGGCCGGTCAGCATGGCCGACAACGGCACGCAACTGTTCATCGCAGCCAACGGCCCCAGGTACATCTACAACGCCAACACCCACGCCTTTGGCCAGATCACCGACCCTGACTTTCCCGGCGCGGTGACTGTTTGCTATCTGGACGGCTACTTTGTGTTCAACGAACCCAATAGCCAAAAGATGTGGGTCACAACCCTTTTGGACGGCACGTCCATTGATCCGCTTGAGTTTGCCAGCACCGAAGGGTCGCCTGACGGCCTGTTGGCCGTGGTGTCCAACTTCCGCGAGGTTTGGGCCTTTGGCACCAACTCCATTGAGGTCTGGTACGATTCAGGCGCCACAGACTTCCCCCTGCAACGCATTCAAGGCGCGTTCAACGAGCTTGGTTGCGCAGCCCCGTACTCCATTGCCAAGATGGACAACGGCCTTTTCTGGCTGGGCCGGGATCGCCGAGGGCAGGGCATTGTTTACCGGGCCAACGGTTACCAAGGCCAGCGCATCTCAACCCATGCGGTTGAATGGCACATCCAGCAGTATGCCGACATGTCGGACGCAATTGCGTACACTTATCAACAGGATGGTCACAGCTTTTATGTGCTGATTTTTCCTACCGCCAACACCACCTGGGTCTATGACGCCGCAACTCAAGCCTGGCATGAGCGGGCGGGTTTTGCCGAAGGCGCGTTTACCCGGCACCGTAGCAATTGCCAGATGGCGTTTAACAACAAGATTGTCGTTGGCGACTTTGAAAACGGCAACATCTACGCCTTTGACCTTGACGTGTACGCCGACAATGGCGAGATTCAAAAGTGGCTGCGCACCTGGCGGGCGCTGCCCACGGGTCAAAACAACTTAAAGCGCACGGCCCATCACAGCTTGCAATTAGACTGTGAGACAGGAGTGGGGTTAAATACTGGCCAAGGCTCATACCCCGAAGCTATGCTGCGTTGGTCAGATGACGGCGGTCACACTTGGTCAAATGAGCATTGGTCGCCGCTTGGCAGGATTGGCGCGTATGGCCATCGGACATTTTGGCGGCGGCTGGGCATGACGCTCAAGCTGCGGGATCGCGTCTACGAGTTGTCTATGACTGATCCGGTCAAAGTGGCCATCATGGGGGCCGAGTTAATCATTAGCCCGACCAATGCCTAGCCCAAACGCAACGCCCACGCCCATTACACCCCCCAGGGTGCCGTTAATTGACCCGCGTACCGGGTTGATTGACCGGGCGTGGTATTTGTTTTTTCTGTCGCTCAACGACGTTGCCACGGCGGTCATTGACGATTCTGGACTTACGTTTAGCGCCGAGTCGGTAATTGCGTCGTATGACGCCGCGCTTCGTGCGGTCAATCAAGATTTGCAAACGCTGCCGCCAGTTGTTACATTACCCATTCCTGACGTATTGACCGAGTGTTGCTCTGCTTTGGTGTCCCAGATGGCTGAGATGCAAAAGCAAATTGAAGGGCTGCAATCGCAACCCATTCTTGACATTGGCGCGGTCAACGCATCAATTGCTGCGCTGTCAACCGTGCCAGTGACTGTAACGGCAGACTTTACAGTGGGCACCAGCAACTGGTACATCAACAATAAGACCGGTTCGACTTGTACAGTAACCTTGCCAACTGCGTCCGCATTCCCTGGTGGGTATTTGACCTTCCAAAATTACCAGGCCCAGACGCTGGTGTCAGCGTCGAGTAATGTTGTTCCCCAAGCCGGTGGGGCTGCGGGCACCGCAATCCTCTTGGCAGTTGCAGGCAATTGGGCGACAATGGTGTCTGACGGCACCAATTGGGTCATCATGCAAGCTGCCGCTAACAATTGCCTCTTATTGGAGTAAACCATGACAGTCAGCGTAAAAGTTCTTGTCCCCGCCAAGAATGTCGAGGCAACCCAAGTTACCCAGTACACAGCTACTGGCGTCACGGCCATCATCGACAAATTCACCGCAACCAACTACAGTGGCAGCGCCGCAACCATCAGCGTCAATTTGGTCACTGTCTCTGGGTCTGCGGGCAACGCCAACTTGATCACCAAGACCAAGACGCTCCAAGCGTCTGAGGTCTATACTTTCCCCGAGCTCGTGGGCCAGGTGCTGGGTGTGGGCGACTTCATCAGCACCATTGCAGGCACTGCCACAGCTATCAACATGCGCGTCAGTGGCCGTGAGGTGACATGATCCATCACCACTTCAGCGCAGGCGTCTATGCCAAAGAAACCCGCATCCCGGCGGGCTACGTCTTGGTTCAACACGCCCACAAGCATGACCACTTGTCCATCTTGGCCAGCGGGTCTGTTGAGTTGGCGGTCGATGGTGAGAAATCAGTCGTTCATGCGCCTGCTTGCCTGACAATCGCCGCAGGCAAGCATCACGGCATAAAATCAATTACAGACGTTGTGTGGTACTGCGTACACGCCACCGATTGCACAGATGAAAATGAGATCGACGAAGTGTTGATTGAATCTGGCAACGTAGAAGAAATGAAAGAGTTGGCTGAAAGCCTGAAGGAGTAAATTATGCCTTGGTCATTTATTGTCCCCGCTGCTGTCAGTCTGTTTTCTGCAAGCCAGAACCGCAGCGCAGCATCACAAGCGTCTGACGCAGCTACGCGAGCATCTGAAAATTCGCAAGCGTTGCAATACCAGATGTTCCAAGAACAAAAGGCATTGCAAGAACCTTTTCGCCAAGCAGGCGTTAATGCGTTGGCCAAGATGCAACAGCAATACGGCAATATGCCCGAAGCGTTTACGGGCAAAGTCGATCTGGGGCAAGACCCAGGCTATGCGTTTCGATTATCAGAAGGCCAGAAGGCGCTGGATCGAAGCGCTGCTGCCAGAGGTGGCTTGATCTCAGGCGGGGCCATGAAGGCCGCGCAACGGTTTGGCCAAGACATGGGCAGTCAGGAATATCAGAACGCCTACAACCGGGCGCTGACGGGTTACAACGCCAATGTGGCGCGTGAGGCCACGGGCTACAACCGTCTGGCAGCTATGTCTGGCGTGGGGCAGACCTCAGCAAATACACTGACAGGCGCAGCCGGCACGTATGGCTCCAATGTAGGCAACGCCATGGTCAACCAAGGCATCAACGCTGGCAACGCTGGCATGGCCGGGACGCAAGCCATGACATCGGCGTACGGCGACATTGCAAACTTGTATGGCCGCACAAGCCCTAACTTCAGCAACTTGTACGGCGGTGGCGGCGGTGGCTATGGCACGGGCAGCCGCGCGTATATGACCGACGCGCCTTTCTAAGGGTAAATCATGGCACTTAACTTTGGAATTCTTCAGCCCGCAAACATCAGCGGTCAGCTTCAAGCTGGCCAAGAGTCTGCCATGCGCAACCAGTTGGCCCAGCAGCAGTTGGCCGCAGGCCAACAGCAGATGGAAACTGGTCGGATGCAGCAGGAAAAAGCTGGCCTAGAGATGCAACAGTTTAAACGCAGGCAGTCTGCGCTGGATAAATTTTTAAGCGATGCCGAAAAGGGTGGCCATACAGGCGACCCCGAAGACGTTGCAAAAAGTTTCTACGATTTTGCAATTACAAGCGGCGACCCATCAGTTGTATTGGCCGCTCAACAAGCGTTGATGGCGGCTAAAGAACGTAAGCAGTACCTTTCTGAGCGCATGCCTGGAGGAGCGCCTGCGCCTAACGTGGTGTCGCGTAATGAAGGCGCCCCGCAAGGTATTGTGTCGAAGCCTTTCACACCTGAGCAAGTGTTAGAAGAAGAACGGCGTTGGGCGCAAATGGCTATGGGCGGCAGTACCAAAGGTCTTGCACCCATGTTAGACAGCAAAGGTAATTTGTTAAATCCAATGACGCCCGAGCGTCGAGCGCTGGACGAACAACGACTTCAACAAATGGCTGACGGAACTGCGGGTATGGCTATGCCTGCGGTGACCGGTCGTCCCATCCAGCCTGATCAAGCACTCAATGTGGTATCGCGTAGCGAAGGTTCGCCGTCGCCGATTCCCACCGCCAACATGCTTGCACCCCCGCCTGCCGCGCCGGTTAACGCATTGGCCGCGCCTGCGCCGGCGGCTGCTAATCCTGCGGCGGCTTTGCAAGCCAAAATTATTGACCTGCAAATGCGCTACCCAAGCGGTATTGCAAAGCCCGAAATTGACATGCTTAAAGCGCAGTTGACGGAATCGCTAAAACAAACAGACACGCAAAGAGAAATGCAGGCGTTAGGTCTTCCCCTTACGCCCGAAGGGTTTAAACAATATATAGCGCTAAAACAAGCGCCGCCAACTCAAACTGATTTGCGGAAAAATTTTGAGTTTGCAAAAACACCTGAAGGTGGCAATTACAAAGGTTCGTTTGCCGACTTTAAGGCTATCTCAACGCCTAAAACAAGTGTCACCGTTAGTACAGAGAAAAAATACGGTGAACAATTTGCAGGCAAAATTGCAGACAGCGATAGCAATAAGTTAGGCGCGGCAGAAAAGGCACCTCAACTGGCTGAAAGTGCAAATCGAATTATTAATTTGGTTAGCCAAGGCAATCTATTTACTGGGCCTATTGCAGATGTCAAATTGAATATTGCGCGTGCTTTGAATGTTGTAGGCGCGAGCAATGACGAAAAAATTGCCAACACTGAAGCGCTTATTGCTGCTACAGGCCAGAGCACGCTTGATGCAATTAAGGGTGCCGGTTTAGGCACAGGCCAAGGATTTACGGATAAAGATCTTAAATTCTTGCAAGGGATTGCAGGCGGCGCAATTACGTACACCCCACAAACCCTTACCGAGTTAGCTACGCTACAGCACCGAGTTGCAACGCGTAGCGTAGAGAATTGGAACCGCCGGTTTAAAGAAATACCTAAGTCGGCAACGGAGGGTTTAGGAATTCAAGCCGTGCCCAACGTGCCGCCGCTATCATCTGGCGCAAAAGCCGCCGCTGCGCGTCCCGCAGGTGTAGGCGTTGATTGGACATTTGAACGCGATGCTGCGGGTAATAGGGCATGGGTTAGCCCAGATCGTAAATCGTTTAAAGAGGCGCAATAATGGCTTTTGATCTCAGCACCGCCGCGCCAGTTGCATCTGGTGGATTTGATCTTAGTACCGCACAGCCAGTATCAAGCGGCGGCGCTGGCATGCCCGGCCCACGCCGCGCTTGGTCTGACGTGCCCGGCGAAGCGTTAGCTAATATTGGGCCAAGCGCAATAAATTTTTACAAAGGTTTGGTAACCGCAATTACAAGCCCTGTACAAACTGCAACAGGCATCCTTGACATTGGTGCAGGCGCTTTGCAAAACGTATTGCCTAAAAGTGTTGTTGATTTGGTCAATCAGATAGACACCAACCCTGACGCAGCCAAACGTGCAATTGAAACTGCAAACGCCGTTGGCGGTATGTTTAAAGAACGGTATGGCAGC